TAATGGAAGCTAAAAGGCTTTATTCTTCCGTAATGCAATCAAAAGGCGTTATACCGGCAGCGGCAAGAAAACTTGAGTCCATCACGCCTGGAACTGAACTTCACACAATCCAAGAAGGTCTTCTTAAGGACTTTAAAAACAGACTCGGGTTAGAACAATTGACGCAACTTCGAATGGCATCTCCAACTGGAGCTGCTGTTGGAAACCCAACAAATGCCGAAGGGTTGCGTCTTGAAAGCGTGTTTGGTTCTCTAGACCCAACCTCAAGTCCGGCTATTTTTAACAGAAACATCAATAGGGCGATTGAATCATATCTTGATGTTATTCATGGCACGCCAGAACAAAGAGACAAGTTGATGGAGGAGGGCAAAATTACTGCGAAGCAAAACGCTCAAATCGAGGCGCAGTATCCATCCTCTACGATGGACACAATGGGTATAGAACAACCGAGACAAACCGACGGAACAGGAAACCCACTTATTGACGAAATTAAAAAAAGAAACAATCTTTAATTAAGAGATAAATGGAAAGTCAATTCAAAGTTGGTCAGTTCAAGGATGTGTTGTCTTCTCTTCTTCAAAAGAGAACCGCGCTAAACGGTGAAATTGAGTCTCTTAAGGCATCAGACCCATATGGAGCGGAGTTAAAGCAAGAAGACCTTAACGCACTTGATCAAGATATTGTTTCCGTTGATGCTGCAATCGGTCAAGAAAAAGGAAAGGCGTTAAAGTCCATCGAAACTGGCGAATATAAATTTGTCGGCCCGACTGAGGGAGTCCCTCCAATGCCTGGTGAAATCAGAGAACCTGGGTTTAAGGCTCCTACCAATACTGAAAAGCTCAAATCTACATTGGCTTCTGCGTTAGATGTTTCTCAAGATGTAATTGATTTGGATTCTGGTCTCCCTAGTAGAGATCGGTTTAATATGTCATTCCTTCAAGATAAGTCAAAAGAAGACTATCTTGTTGGGAAATACAAGGATTCGGTTCAGACCGTAAATGTTGAAGGGTCTCCAATGTTCCTTGTTAAGCGACCAGACGGGAAACTGGTTGCCGCCGACGAACGAGGATTTAACCCTAAAGACCTGCTTGACATTGGAGGGGAAGTCTTACCTGCATTGGCTGGAATAACTGGCACAATTGCAGCGGCTCCAACCCAGAGTCCATTTCTAGCTGCTGGTGCTGGTTCTGCCACTTCTCTTGCTGCTGGAACGGCTCAAGACCAATTTGTAAGAGCTGTTCTTGGGGTTGGCGAAAAGCTGCCAGAAAGCATTCTCAGAAGAACAACGGAGGAGGCAGTTGGACTTGGTATTGAGGGTGCTCTTGGACTAGCCGCTAAACCATTTGTCAAACGAATTGGTAAACCAGTAGAGAACAAGTATTACAAATCACTTCTTGATGCCGAGGAACAGTTTAATAAATCTCAGTTTATGATGGATCGCGGCGATAAGGTTTTTGTGCCTACCGCCGCCGCCCGTGGGGAGGCAAAACTCGTGGAACAGCTTCAAATCGGTGAGAAGATACCAAGATCGTTGCTGGGAAGGCGTATCTCAAAAACACGAAGCGTTTTGCAAGAATGGATGGATTCAAGAACGCGCCCAGCGGAAGCTAAGGAAAGACTTTACAAAGCGGCACAAGACAATCTTTCTCAAAGTAACCAAGAGCTTGTTGATGTTGTATCGGCTTATGATAAAGACATTGCAAAGCAACTTCGTGGAGACCTTGATGAACAGCTTTATGACTTACAGTCAAGAATGGGTAAGGACACAAGCGTTCAGCTTGGAGACGACTTAACAAACATTCTTTCTAGGGCTGAGCAAAAAACAGATGAGGTTAAGAATGATATTTACGCAAACTTTTATGACGCAGCGGATCAAACTGGGACATTCCACGACCCCGCTGATGTGGCCGGAATTATTAGAGGGTCGCTGAAAAAAAGCTACCCATTGCGGAACTCTGGCCTTGAGCAGCTTGCTGACCAAATTGAGTCAAGGGCAACAAACGGCGAGAAAGCGGATTTACTCAGACAAAAGGTTGCGGAAGGAAAGGTTGGTGAAGACAAGCTAGAAAGCGCATTAAAGGAGATCTCCCAACTTGAGCTTAATTCTGGCCCGATTGACCCATTGAGTCTTGATAAATACCTAAGACTGGTTCGTGATGCCGTCCCAGAGGGTGGTGCTGTTGGTCAAGCGACACCTAAACAAGTAGCCAGTCAAGCTGAAACAGCTTTGCAAAAATATAGGGACGAGTCTTATGCTCAAGCCGGGCTAAAGGGCTTGTGGGATGAAGCTACGGTTAAATACAAGGAAAGGCTTGGTTTTGAGACTGGATCTGTAGGGCAGATATTAAAAGAGGCATTTGGGGAGCAGAAGATGACCCCGAGCCAAGTTGCCTCAAGAGCTATTTCAGATCCGACAATCGCAAGAAAGATTATTCAAGCCGCTTCCGTTGAAGACCCAGCTCAAGCCGCTGTATTGCGAAACAGGATGGCTAATTATTACCTTGAAAAGGTCGGGTTCAATGGTAGAAATGGCATTGAGGTTGGTGGCCCAGTCAAATTCGACGAAGAGATGGTTACTGAGTTGTTTGGTTATAGCCCAAATACTGGGGAGAGAAACGAGCACTACGGCATTTCAATGGTTAAGAAGCTAAACGCACTAAATCAGTCCCTTCAAAGAAATGGGGCTGATGCGTCAAAGTTGTCAATGCGTGATCTTGAGCCACTTCGTGCAACAATGTCGGAAAAGAGCTACAATGAAGCCGCCGACTTAATCGCAAAACGAGCAAAAGCTAAGGGCGATCTTGATGCTTTCACTAACAACAAGATAATTGATGTGGTGCTTAAAGGGCATAATGGAGTCTTGGAGAACGCTCGTTTGCCAGAAGCGATGTTCACAGCACCAAATGCTCATGTATCGCAAATTATGGGCAAACTTAATGATACTGAGAAAAAGGAGATTAGGAACGATTTCGTTTCCTACCTGTTCGCCCGCTATCAACCCAAGGGAGATATTACTAAGTATGGGAACGACCTATGGGATGCCAACAAATTCCTTGGTGAAGTAACCAAGGGGAAAGACAACGCGACAATTGAGAGAAACATTAGAACAGTTCTTGGTGATGATTTCTACGATGAGTTCAAAAATGCATCAATGGTTGCAACCTCGGTAAGAGAGGTTGGCCCTATGGGGGATCAGATTACTCCAAGAATGGTCGCGTCCGGTTCTGGTGTTCACGGGTATGTCGCCGGAAAGATAACTGACCCAGTTAAACATAAGGTTGCGTCTTGGATGTATGCTGGCGGGCAACTAATGCCGTTTATTAGAAAGGCTTACAGAAAGGAAATCTCACCAGAGGACTACGCAAGGAATTTGACTGCCGCTATAACTGCATCTAGCGCGACAAGCCGTGGTATTGGTGCTTTGTTTGGGACTGGTCGAAATGACCCAGCATTCATGGATTACATTGTCGAAAACCTCGGCGTTCTTCCGCAGGATGATGAGGATTTCCGCGAGAAGTATGGAACCAAACGCGAATCAATTTCCGGCAAAGATTATGAAATCAAAAAGTAAAAAGCAAGTAGGCTATCTACTCAGTAAGGGTTCTCCGCTTTCCTCGACGCAACAGAATAAGCTTAAAAAAGAGTTGCACTCTGGGGCCGTTAAGGTTAAAAACGGCAAGAAGACCAAATGAGCGACGAAGACCTATCAGCGATTGATAGTAAAGAGGCGATGAAAGAGTTCTTCCTTGAGGTCAAGGAAAGGGCTAAGCAATTCCCTCGGAACACTATCGAGAACTACAACCCGAATGTGGCGGCACAGATCCTCTGGATGCTGGCGCAGGGTGGGCGTATCAATGCTATTGCCAAGAAGTGCAGGGTGACGCATGAGACTGTTCGTGCGCTGGAGTGGAGGCATAACGACACGCTGGAGTCAAAGCGTAAAGAGTTCTCCAAACGCTACGCCATTGCTGCGGCTGAGTACACAGACCTTTTGTTCGAGAAGGCCGAACAACTGAGCCGTGATCCAGACCAGCTCAAGGCAATCTCCCCAGACCGATTGGCGTTGACTATTGGCATTATGACCGATAAGGCTGGACAGCTTTCGGGCATGGCGAGTACCATTGTTGAGCATCGCAAGGGTCCGTCTATTGATGATGCCGCCAAGATGATTGCAGAGGCAAAGTCTAGGATTGCCAATAAAGTCAAAGCCCAAGCGGTAGAAGCCGAAATCGTAGAATGATAGCAGAACCAGAATCAAGATACGCTGATTACGCTAAGGATGGTGGCAACATTGTTCGTCACTACATGGTCGAGCATGACGGGGTTCAGCACAAGTGCCATACCCTGTGCTACGCTTCGTATCTAGCCGAGAAGTTCAACGCTAAGATTTGGAATGTGGTGCTGGAGAAGTTCGTTAAGCCCTTCATTGGCGTGTGCAAACATTGCAAGAAGCGTCGAGAGCTTCATTTTGTTGACGGGAATAGAGGATCATTTCCAGCGGAGGAGGATACATTTGGATGTGAGGAATGCGGGAGCGTTTACAGGATTGTTGACATTCTCATGGAGACAGACGCATACAAAACCAAGTAATGCAGTGGCGCAAACATCCAATCCTTCAGCCTCCCAGCGATGACGAGGTAGCCTTGATGGAGCCAGATGATCTCATTGAGCTTCATCGGATCTACCATGAGGCGATTGATAACGCTGAAAAAGATCCATTCCGATACGGGTTTAGGCTTCCGCACTGGGAGAAAGCTGAAGAGCAATTGTCGCAAGTCTCTGAGGTTCTGGCACTTGGTGGAAATCGCAGCGGCAAAACTGCGTGGGGTTCTTACTGCGTGGTCAAAGCCGCCATCGAAAACCCAAAGTCAGAGATCTTCTGTTTTGCTCAGACCTCGGAGGTCAGCATCCGCCAGCAACAAAGCGCAGTATGGAACTGGTTGCCGCATGAGATGAGGACAAAGCAAACTTCGGCTAATGCCT